CACAATGCCTCCTCAGGTTGCCTCGTTTCTGAAGCGCGATAACGTGACTCCGGTGGCGATGTCCCCGTTCGGCAAGCGCCAGCTCGATGACACGGGTATAGACAGCGTGTATATACCTCACGCGATTGACACGAATGTTTATAAGAAGACGGACACGATTCTGAACGGTGAGGGTGAGAAGGTTCCGACACGGGAGTTCATGGGTCTTGACCCTGACACGTTCTTGGTGTCGATTGTTGCAGCTAACAAAGCCAACGGCCTCATCCACCGTAAAGCGTATGCGGAGAACTTGTTGGCGTTCTCGATGTTCCATAAGAAGTTCCCGAACTCTCACTTGTATATTCACTCGGATCCTGCACCTACGACGGGCGGGTTCGATTTGAAGGTGTTGCTGAAGGCGACGGGTGTTCCTCCGAGCGCTGTGACGATTGCTAACCGTGAGATGTTGCGGATTGGTTACCCGAAGGAGCAACTTGCTGCGATTTATTCTGCAAGCGATGTTCTCCTGGCGACGTCGTATGGTGAGGGGTTTGGTGTGCCGACGATTGAGGCGCAGGCGTGCGGGACTAGGGTGATTGCTTCTGGTTGGGCTGCCTCGGTGGATTTGGTGTCGGAGGATTCGTTCTTGGTCGAGGGACAGCCGTTTTACGATGAGCCCCAGAAGGCTTTTTTCCAGGTTCCGACTTTGGGGTCGCTGGTGTCTGCCCTGGAGCAGGCGTATCACGCGGAGCGAGGTTTCAGTCCGGTGGCACGAAAGTTCGCACTCAACTTCGACATCCCGAAAGTGTTTGACGAGTATTGGCTCCCGTTCCTGAAGGATTATTTTGGCACGTCTTGAGGACTTGGCAAGCGCTCATTACGGCGAAATAGCTTTCGTTATTGGTTCAGGGAAAACCCTGGACTATTACGACCCCGCATTCTTTGAGGACAAGCTCACTATCGGTGTGAACTTTGGGTGGTCTTTGAAGCTGGAACGGGTGGATTACATGGTGACCAAATATCATGAGCATGCTCGGAATTGGGTGGAGTCTGACCGTGTGGGCACAATGGTTGTGACACGGGGTTTGCGTGGGCATCGTGAGCTGGAACCCTTGGAGGATTCCCGCATGGTTGTGGTGGATCATAACGAGAACACTGTTGAGCGGTGGGATGGTGAGTGGCCTGAGGATGGTTTGGTGGCGACGCATTCGACGATTACGACTGGCATGCATTTGGGTGCAGTGTTGGGTGCTTCGTCGATTGTGATGGTTGGTGCTGATTGTGGTGTGTTGGATGGTGAGCCTAACTTGGGCGACTACATGCCTGACGTGAGAAAGAATCAGGCTGCTATGTTTCAGTCTTATGATCGGCAGAATGAAAAGGTTGCGAACATCCTCCGGCAAAGATACGGAGTGAGCGTGATGTCTTTGCTCCCGTTCGTCACACCGAACATGGAGGGGCATAGGTTTGTTTCTCACGCGGGGGCGTTGAATGCTTGAGAACCTGACTGTCCCGGTGCTGAACCGTTACGACCTGCTGCAAAGAATGTTGTCGTCGATTGATTACCCGGTGAAACATTTGCTGATTATTGATAACGGTGCGTCGATGGTGCTGGAGGATATGGAGGTCGATGTTCCTGATTGTGTCGAGTTCACGACTTATCTGCCCATGCCAGCGAACCTGGGCGTGGCTGCGTCATGGAATCTGGGGATAAAGTCGTTTCCTTATGATGACCGCTGGTTTTTCGCCTCGAACGATGTGGTGTTCAAGCCAGGTGCCCTTGAGAGGTTCTGTGAGGCTCGTACAGACGAGATAACCCTTTCCAAGATGTTTCCCCATTGGCACGCCTTTTCTGTCGGCTATGAGGCTGTCAGGCGCTTGGGTTTGTTCGATGAAGCATTTTTTCCCGCATATTTTGAAGACAACGACTATAAGACTCGCGCCAACCGTTTCGGAGTGTCAATTAGGAAGTTGGACATCCCGGCAGATCACGACAACTCGTCAACCTTGAAATCGGATCCTGTGTTTCATGCGTTGAACGGTGACACGTTCGCACGAAACCAGGCTTACTATCAGGCGAAGATAAAACATCAAAACTTCGGCCCTGGGGGTTGGGATGTGGAACGTCGCAGACTGAACGGCTGGGAGGGTGACCGGTAGAATGAGTGTGGAGGCTTTTCATGGCGATTACTAACGGTTATTGTTCGCTTGCGGATGTTAAGGCAGCGGCTCGCATTACGGATTCAATCGATGACACCTTGCTCGAACTTTCTATCGAGTCGGCATCGCGTGAGATTGATTCTTACACTGAACGGGTTTTCTATCAGACAGGATCCGAGGGGACACCTGTTGCACGAGTGTATGTTCCTCAAGATTTGTATGTTGTCGAAACTGACGACATCATTTCTGTGACGACATTGAAGACTGACAGCAACGGTGATGGAACTTTCGACACAACTTTCGACACTTCAGATTTCCAGCTCGAACCGTTGAACGGGCTCGCGGGTGGGATTGACACGCCTTACACTCGCATTCGCGCTGTGGGAACCTACTTGTGGCCTACTTACGAGCCCAGGAATGTTGACGCTAATCAGGCGAGCGTGCAGGTGACGGGTGTGTTCGGTTTCGCTACTGTGCCGACAGCGGTTCGGCAAGCCTGCATTCTGTCTGCACTCCGACAGTACAAGCGCTACGAATCCCCCACCGGTGTTCTCGGTTTCTCAGACTTGGGAGCTGTGCGAGTTGGCACGAAACTTGACCCTGACGTTGAGCGCATGATTCAGCCTTACCGGAAGCTGAGGATGGCGTGACCGTAACCGGTATGCGTACAGCCCTGGCAGAGAACCTGGGCACTATTTCAGGGATTCGCACTTACGCTGACATCCCTGATAACCCTATGATGCCTGCAGCGGTTGTGCAGTTGCAGAGCGTGTCCTACGACCAAGCGTTCCAGCGTGGCCTCACCGAATACAACTTTGTTGTGACGGTTATCTTCGGCAGGGTGGCGACGAGTGCAGCGCAACGGTCTATGGATCAGCTCATTGATGACGGTGGCGGTAGGTCTATCAAGACCGCTATCGAGTCAGACAAGACCCTCGATGGAAACGCTTTCGATACGAGGGTGGGGGAGATGACTAACATCACCTCCATTACAATTGGAGATATAACGTATTTGTCAGCGGATTTCGCTGTCATTGTCTACGCGGACTAAGGAGAAATTGTGGCAAAGTTTGTTGCTACTGATTACAGAATCACAATCAATGGGACTGACTTCAGCTCAAGCTTGGCTGCAGCTACCCTTGACATTTCAGCTGCTGAGCAGGAAGTGACCGCGTTCGGTGACACTTTCGTTCAGCGGATCGCAGGCCTGAAGGATGCAAGCATTTCGCTTGACTTCCACCAGGACTTCGGCGCTGCCTCGGTTGACGCTGTGTTGTTCCCACTGTTGGGCTCGAACGCAACCGTGGTAATTGCACCCACCTCTGGCGCTACAGCTGCAACGAACCCTGCTTATAGCGGTGTGTTCCTCTGCACCGAGTACCAGCCCTACGCTTCTTCTGTGGGTGACCTTGCAACGCTGAGCGTTTCATGGCCTCTCGCTGACGGCACGATCAGCCGAGGAACTGGCGCGTAACCCATGAATCCCATAAACCTACGCATTGAGTTCATCGACGGTTCATCAGCTGAGGTCACGGCTATTGCTGCTGACCTGATTGCTTTCGAGTCACGCTTCGATTTGAGTGTGGCACGCCTTGAGAAGGAGATTCGGCTCACTCACTTGTTCTTCCTGGCCTATAACGTGCAGAAACGTACTGGGGTCACTACGGAGGAGTTTGAGAAGTGGGCCGAGTCTGTTTCTATGGTTGCTGAGGCTTCAGGAAAAAAATAGTTGGGCTAGGTGATTCTAGCCTTCACTGGGAGATTGCAGCCCTAGCTGTTGAAACGGGGATTAGTCCTCGTGAGCTGATGCAACTGGAGCCTCGTATGTTGTGGACTATGGGGCGTTATATTGTGGCGCGTTCTCAAGCCCAGTCCGGTAAGCGAGGGCGCAAGTAGAATAGAAGTATCATGCCTGCACAGTTCACCATCAGAGAAGCTGACCTGCGAACTGTGTTGCGTGAGCTTCGCCAGCTTGACCCTAATCTGCGGAAACAACTGCAACGGGACATGAAATCTGGTCTTGCTGACGTTGTTGATACGCTCGCTAGTCAAGTGCCACCACAGTCCCCGTTGTCTGGG